CTCGCAGCACTTCAGCCATGACGCTAGCAAGCCAAGCTACCCACTGGTCGCGGCCGCCTTTGCTGCCATCCCAGGCCTTGCCCATAAAAGAAATCCCAGCTGGTGGATCTGTGACGCATGCATCGATGCTGCAGCTATCAATGCTCCGCAACACCTCGAGGCAATCGCCTGTGATGATGTCAGCCATTGCCTTGCTCCAGCCGCCGCATGCTTGCCGCTGCGATGGTCCTTGTTTGGTCAGCTCTGCGCTCGATGCGATCCCGACTGGCAACAGCATCGTATAGCTCGCAAAACCTAGCCCTGTCAGCCACGTCGTTGGAGCTCTTGCACAGATAGCGCCACCCCATGAGCCCAACGCAATGCTCGGTGACCGCATCGCGAAACTTTGGCTGTGGCGAGTATGTACCCTCCATGCGGATGGCGTGACAGACCCGCCCCCACTGCTCAAGCGCAATCGCTGGCGGTGGCTCGATAGCATCGAGCAGGTCTGCAATTCGAGGCATCCACCGCGAGGTGTCGACCAACCGGCGCACAGCAGCCTCTGCGGCGCCATAGTCGCATTCGAGCAGCCTGGTGACGTATAGCGCCATCGTTTGCTCTGTCGCCTTGCTGTCGGGCCATGCGGCAGCCAGGACGGCCACCAACCGGGTTGCTTCAGCCTTAGTCATTGCCCACCTCTCTCGAGTCTGTCTGCGGCTGCAAATAAGTCTGCAGCCAGGTTGTTGTTGTTGGCTCGTTTTCTTGGCTTGAAATCACCAGCTCGGCGCAGCCAATTATTAAATGCTCGCGACCAGTCGAGCTTGCTTGCTTTGCTGCCAGTCTCAGCCAGCCAGTAGTCGCGGAAACGGTTTGCCTGGTCAGCCAGATCCAGACCCAGCTCGCTAGCTAGGCGCTCGTGTGCAGCTGATGGCGACCAATCATCGCCAAGCCTGGATCCTCGCTTGGTAGGCGCCGCAGGCGCACCCCTAGACTTAGACTTAGACTTAGACTTAAACTTAGACTTAGACTTAGACTTATACTTAGGCCGAACAACTCCGGACTTGGTCCGGACCTCTCCTGATCCGTCCGGATTGGGTCCGTACTTTGACGGGGCTTCGCGGTCGTATTTCATGCCCTGCTGGTGTGCGGCAAAGTTCCACAATTCCAGCACCTTGCGGCCAGCTTCGTCTTGGTATCGCCGAACCAGCCCAACACTCTCCAGGTCAGATATAGCCGCCTCGGTATCGTCCAGCGACCAGTCAAGCATGGGCACAACCATAGCCCGCAGCACGGCCACCGAGCCTGGCAGCCTACCATCGCGGTCTGCCCACGGTATGGACCACGTCCAGAGTAGTCGGGATTTGTCCGGACTAGGTCCGGAGCAACTTGCCAGCCGCTCTGATGTGCTGACCTCTCGCCCCAAAAACCTGCCTCGAGGCACCGCTAGCCTGCCTCACTAGCTGACTGCTGTGGCTGTGGCCGCTCAATGCCTAGCTTCTTTGCTGCAGCTCGAAGCGCATAGGCAATGCCTGGCGCAACTCCGCCCCCATCAAGCCATTTTCGCGTGGTTTTGGTGGATATGCCAGTCTCTGCAGCAAGTTTTGCTGCCAAATGTGGTAGATGCATTGCGCAACCTTATCATGCACTTTTGGCGAACGTCAAACTGCAACGCCGTGCGAAAAAAGTTTGACTCTTTTTCCGAATATGTGGCAAGGTGCCCAACATGAAAACGCCACGAACCGCCGCAGGGTGGGCCAATCTGGCTCTGCATGCGCTTGATGAGGCAGGGCTGTCTCTTGATGGCCAGGTTGCCGTCATCGAGCAGCTGACAGGCTGGATCGACATTGATGGCCATGGCAATTTCTACATGCGCCGCTGCGAGCGGTGCGATGAAAGCGCCATGCTTGTGGCTGGCAAGTGCCAGGTTTGCCCGCGGTGCGGGGTGCTGCTGTGAGCAACCTGCAACCAGGCTGCAGGGGCAGTGACGTTGATGAGGCGGCGCTCGGTGAGTGCTGCAACGTTTGTGGGTTTTCTATAGACATAAACAACTGTTGCGATTGTGAGGAGGAAAGCATGGATGAGGTTATGACGTATAAAGAGGCATTTTGCGAGCTGGCCAGGCTAGCAGCACAACGTGGCGATACTGCTTGTCTTACGGTAGAGTGTTGGATCCGGCCAGCTGGCACACAGTATGGTGTGCGCGGATTGGTGCGATCTAAAGATGAGGTAGACCTGCAGTGGCAGATCTATTCAGAGCAGGCCAGGGAGATTTTTTCTGCGCCAACTGCGAGCGAGGCCGTTAAGCGATACCGGCTTGGCCTGGGAGATGAAATCGCAGACCTCGCTACTCGAGCGCATATAAGGCTTGTGGGGAAATGTGATGTGGAATGGCTTGCTGGTGGAGAGGTGGATCCCGATGTGGATTGAGTTTGGCAGGGAGCTGCTCAGGCTGTCAGCATGCGCTTTTTGCGCTATTGCGCTGCTGGCACTCTGCATCGTGCTGGTGGGATGCCAGCGGCCAGCAAAGGTGCCACCAACAGGAACCGTTTGTGCTGACAAGAACAGCACCAACAAACTCGTGCTGCGGCGGTGGATACCTGGCAGCGCTGCTGCTGGCTACCCGCTGGTCTGTGCCGAATATCGGCATAGCTGCACCAGTGGTCGCTGCGAGGCGGTGGCACCATGAGGCTGGCGCTGGTGGACTTGAGCGCCATCTGGTGGACAAACTGGCACGCTAGTAGCGATGGCCAGTTGTCTGCAGCGTATGACAACACACTGCGCATGATTAGCGCGGTGTCGGCGAATCATGATCAGACAGTCATCTGCCTGGACAGCCCCAAAAGCAGGCGCAAGGAAATGGAGCCGTCTTACAAGGCGCAGCGCGAGCCCAAGCCAAAGGCAGCGCTTGAGCAAGCGCGCAGGCTGTTGGCAGAACTGAAAAAGCGGTGGCCGTGCTACCAAATTGAAGGCCTCGAGGGTGACGACGTCATTGCCACATTCGTTGGCCGAATCGACGAAATCAAGGCCACATATGATTGTGACGAGCTTGAGCTGGTCATAATCGGCTGCGACAAGGATTTTTGGCAGCTGCTGGGCCCAAACGTCAGCATGTGGAATTTTTCGACAGGGCATCCATTCACGGCTGCAGACTTGATGAGAAAGCATGGCATCGAGCCACGCCAGGCAGTCGACTGGCAAGCGCTGGTAGGTGACGCAGCAGACAATCTGTCAGGGGTCAAAGGCTGCGGGCCAATGCTCGCAACCAAGCTGCTGCAGCAGTTTGGCTCAGCTACTGAGGTGCTAGGCGCTGCCAAGCGCCGGCCAACAGAGTTTGGTGGCAAAAAGCAGCTGCTTTTCAACCTGCAGGAATCGAGCGCACTGGTTTATCGCAATCTCGAGCTAATGCGGCTTGTTGTTGATCAAGAAATGCCATTCGAGGCCGAGTGGGTCAAAGAAGAGCGCGAGGCCATCGAATGGGTAGCCGAACAAGAAAAGGAGACAGAAATGGAGACACCACGCCCACTACCACAACCAGCGCCAGAGCCAGCGCCTAGCCAGCCGCAGGCACCACCAGCCCGCAAGTCTGACCGGGCCATGGTCGTTGGCCAGCCAGCTGACTTTACACGAGCGCTTGAGCCCATGGATATGCGCCAGCTTGCGTTTGCTGCTGCCAAGTTTCACGAGTCGAGGCTTTATCAGCGCAAGTTTCGCAACGCAGACGAAATCGTCATCTGCGCCATGGCTGGCCGCGAGAGGGGCCTGGGCTTGTTTTCGTCGTTGGCAAATATCCACATCATCGAAGGCCAGCCGGCGTTTTCGTCTCACATTCTTGTGGGATTTGCCAGGCAGCACCCAGATTGCGAGTGGTTTCGGATGGTCGAAAGCACCGACCAATCGGCCACTTTTGAGACCAAGCGCCGAGGCAGCCCACAGGCTGAAACCTGCACTTACACCATCGACGACGCAAAGCAGTCAGGCGTTTGGCGCAACGGCGGAAACTGGGCCAAGCGCCCAAAGCAGATGCTTCGCAAACAAGCGGCCGTCGAGCTTGCTCGCGCTGTCTACCAAGATGCATGCGCTGGGCTTTATTGTCCGGAGGAGCTTACGGGAGGCGAAACATGGGTGCAGGAGTAGACACAAAACGCTGCCGCGTCTGCGAAAGGGACCTGCCGCTGTGGCGGTTCGCGTATTGGCGCGCGCAGTGCAAACAATGCCTCGCAATGCTTAAGCGGCTGAAATACGCCGCAAAAAAGGAGCGTGATGCTGGATGATTTGTTGCGCGAGCTGGGCCCCAAAAAGGCACTGCTAATTGTGGACTGCAAGCATGTTTTTGCGGTCGTTGTAGATAACCCAAAAGGAGACGAAGATGGCAATCACAAACATGGCAATTTTGATCGGTCGCCTGGGTGCAGACCCAGAGATGAGAACTAGCAA